GGGATACATCCCCCACATTAAGAAGGCTATTGCAGGCAAGAGAGTCTTGGACGTTGGGTGTTGCGCTACCTATGCACGCAACAACCTTAAGCGCCACCTGGAATATGCGAAATCTGCGGGTGAGATCATAGGGGTTGACATCAACGCCGAGTTCCTTATCCAAGGCCAAAGTGATAACCCGGACCTAGACCTTTATAGAGTGGACTTTACAAGCCCCTTCGAGGTAGGAACCTTCATCCCGAAATTCGAGCAGTTCGATCACATCATCGCTACGGACATCTTAGAGCACATCGACGACGCGAGGCATTTCCTCAAGAACCTGCACCTCGCCGGCACTCCTCAGGCCAAGTACTACATGACGGTACCCAACGTGCGAAGTCCGCACTGGTGGGCCATCTGGCTGGGAATGATTGAAGTTCCAGAGAATGATGATCATGTCTGCTGGTATGACATCGAGCATCTTACCAGGATCCTCGGCCGACAGGGCTTCGAGATCGAAGAATACTTCTATTGCACGGATCCAAGAGATAAGCACATGGCAAAGCGGCTCAACCTGGAATGGAAGCCTTGGATGGGCAGACGTCTTTATGTAGTTGTAAAGAAGATAGGAGAGTAGAATGAAGTTTTGGGAACTCATTGAGACAGACGAGAAGGAAATCGGTGAAACCTTAATCTACATTAACCCAAAGCAGATTGATGCTTTCAGGGCAGAAGGCAATTCTACCCTTGTAGCCGTAGGCAATACGGTCATACGGGTAAAAGAGAACATCAATGACTTCATGGCGAGGTTTCAAGATGAGTGAGCGCCTCCCATTGTGGGAACCCGACGAGAGCGAAGTCAAGCCCATTGAGGTAGATCCCGACAAGCTGCCGGACAGACCGAAGCAAGCCTTCAGCGGGATGGTTCGGGACCCTGAACAGATCAGTAGAGAGGAACGTGAGTTCCAGTCCTACATGGAGGAGATGACCAGACCAGTCCGCCAGGGGGACGTAGCCAAGATCATCAAACATATCGAAGACAAGATCATAGAGCCGCGCATTGCTAAACTCGAGAATCTAATGCGGGAATTGATTGACAAACTGGATTGAGCACATCATAGAAAAACTGCTTAGATCCTTACTATATACTAGAAGAGGAGTTCTTTAAGTACCTACACCAAATCCCCGTGAGGAAGGCAGTTTTAAGTGAATATCACACCCGTAACAGACAAAGTCAAACCTATCGAAGTAAGACCCGGAGAATTCAAGTCCTTCGAGGCTGCGGTCAAGAAGTTTCGCAAGCTTGTGGAGAAGGACGGCCGAATCCAACAAGTCAGGGACAGGGAACGTGGCTTCGTAAAGAAGTCACAGAAACGACACAACAAGAAACGTCGTGTACTTCATATGAGGAAATATGCTGAATGAGATATGTCAGAATGATATTCGGTTGGTTTATGGATATGTTCAAGAAGATGGTTTGCTGGTTCCACGGCAAAGTATGTGGATGCTGCTGCAAATAGTCTGCATCTTCTGCGGGTGCAACCCGTGTCAGTGTAGGAAGCCTAAATGATACTCAAGCCCTGCTTAGAATGCGAACACCACGAAATACTCAAATGTGATTACGGCAGGTGCAAGAAAGAGAATCAACACTGTATTCACACCAATTGTATCAGAGAGAAGGCTTTAGCCTTCTACTTCAAGCATAATCTAGTAGAACCCGAGGAAAAGTAGTGAACGAAGAGTTGAAGCAAGCCAAAGACTTCATGCTCCAATCCCGGCATGATCCAAGGTACTGGAACGAAGTCACCTTCGGGAAGAAAGAGAAGCCTTGGTCAAAGCAGTGGGAGATCTGGGACAGTGTGAAAGACTACAGGCGCACCGTAGTGAAGGCCGGACGCGGAATTGGCAAGTCCTTCATAGCGGCCCGTATAGTTATCTGGTTCTTGTATTGCTTCCCGGGCTCGATGGTCATCACTACAGCCCCCACCGCAAGACAGGTAGAAGAGATCCTCTGGAAAGAAATCCGTACTCAGTACAAGTTGTCTCACTATGATCTAGGTGGAAAGCTCTACGACGGAACCTCGGAACTCAAGATAGACGACGACTGGAAGGCGATCGGCTTCACAACTCAAAAAGGTCAGAAAGACATAGCGCACACTCCGATGTCGGGTTTTCACGCAGAATACGTGCTCGTTGTCATTGATGAAGCAGCTGACTCTGGTATAGACTACATCTTCGATGCTGCTGAGAATATCTGTACCTCTTACCACTCTCGGATCCTGGCTATTGGGAACCCCATCGATCCGACATCTGAGTTTGCCAAATGCTTCACTCAGCCATCTGGGGACAAGCTCGGAGGGTGGAACAAGATCTCCATCTCGGTTATGGAGTCACCAAACATAGTCTCTGGCAGGGTAATCTACCCAAGAATGACCTCTCTGGAGTGGGTAGAGAGCTGCAAGAAGAGATGGGGCGAGACATCGCCCATGTATCGCTGCAATGTGCTGGCAGAATTCCCGGAGGAGGGTGCCGACACACTTATACCTCTCAAGTTCATCAGGGCAGCATTAGAGAGGACGGTAAAGGACATAGAGTTACCTCCCACTTTCAACCATCTGGGAGTTGACGTCGCCCGGTATGGCGACGACATGAGTGTGGCCTACCATCTATTAGGCCCGCACGCGAGGAAGCTCTTTGAACTAGCCAAGAAGGACACCGTTCAGGTAGGTAGGAGAGTCCACGAGGAGAATAAGACCTGGGGCTTCAAGAAGATCAATGTCGATGATGACGGAGTTGGGGGAGGAGTCACAGACTACCTTGTGAGAGTTGCTAAACTAAATAAGGTAGTTCGTATCAATTCAAATGGGAAAGCAAGTCAACCGAAGAAGTTCTACAATAAAAGGTCTGAGTTGGCTTGGCACTTAAGAGAACGATTCGTAGAAAAACAGGACATCATCCTCGATGACGAAGACACTGGAGCCCAATTGTCGGCCTATAAGTATGAGTTTGTCGTAAAAGGTGGTGAAGGTGTCTACAAACTGGAGGATAAAAAGAAGACCAAGAAGAGGTTAGGTAGATCGCCCGATGATGCCGATGCTCTGATCTATGCCTCTGAAGATAAGAAAACTATAGATTGGTCTAAGTGCGTACATTTTACATAGGGATCCCGATACTATGAGCTTAAGAACAAGAATCCTCAAATGGCTACTTCAAGATGAGGGTCAGGGCGCTGAGCCCCAAGGAAAGACTCCTGGCCGAGTAAGCGTCAAGAGCTGGGACGACTTCTTTCTCCGGGCCATCAAGCAAGAGGGCATGCCGCAGGAGGGAAAGGAATATAAGACCCATTCGGTAGTTTACCTCGCCCTCAACAAGATCTCTAACAACATCGCTTCAGTCCCATTCGTATTCTACAGAGGAGACCAACAGGTCTTCGACTCCCCACTCGACAAACTATTCGACAGGCCTAACCCGCTTATGTCGAGGTTTCAGCTCTTTGAAAGCACGATTATCAATATGGGTTTGCATGGTGAAGCGTTCTGGCTGTTCAATGACTCAATTGGTTCAGCCACAGGAAGAGCAGGCGCTATTCCTGCCGAGATCTACGTCCTGAATCCTAAGGAAATGAAGCACGTTGTTGATGGCAACGGTGCATTGACCGGCTGGGTCTACAACAATACGCTTCCACTAGAGTTGAACGAAATCGTTCACTTCAAACTGTACAATCCATACGACCCGTACCGTGGTCTGGCGCCGCTAGAAGCGGCTCGCATCGCCCTCGAGACTGACACCGAGGCAAGCAGATACAACAAAGCCTTCTACGAGAATGACGCTACTCCATCATTAGTGGTACACATTCCTGGTGACGAGCCCATGCAGAATGATGAGTTCCTACGCTTGAAGGCTCAGTTTGAAAACCGTCACAGAGGATCTGCCAATGCAAGGAAGGTTGCCTTCGCTCAGGCAGGCATGACAATCGAGCCTCTCACGGTTACACACGAGGAGATGGCCTACATCGATCAGAGGAACTTCTCTCGAGATGAGATCCTGGCCGTCTTTGGCGTACCTAAGTCTGTAGCTGGCTTCACCGAAGGTCTT